GGGACCCCAAAAGACCAGAGATAAAACTTTTCTAAAGGAATTATAACATGACTAGAATTAAAAATCAATGGCGACCGCGCATTATTAACATCATGTCAGACGGTAGCCAGGTAGAAGATTTAACAGGGTACACGATACCAAAGGATAGCGGATATTATAACGCAATCAGACGAATTAACAAGGAGATTTAATATGTACGATGAATTATTAGGGACGATGGCAGTTGCAGGATTATTCTTCACGGCTGGTTTTGTCGGTGCGGTTTGGGACTTTAAACGAGCACAACGCAAGAAAGCAAGACAAGCTAAACAAGATGCGATCATGCAACAGTACGAAGAAGATTTGCAAGCGAAATTTGACGAGGGCTACCAAGCGTTTCAAGCTGATCTAGCTTACGCACGGAAACAATCGCACTCTGATAATGACTGGAGCATGGCAGATGTTTTATAGCAAAAAAATTAAAGCATTAAAGCAAGAGATACGTTTTCAAAAAATCGACCTAGAAGGCAAAAATAATATACTTCGAGTAACCTTGAACGATAACAGAAGGTTGCGGAAGGAACTGAACCAAAAGAACCAACTTTTGAAAAAGTATCAAGAGGTCTTAATGAAGTATCAAGAGGAGGGTAAGCTATGAACGAACGCTTACAACTAATACTAGCCTGTATTCGTGTAGGTCGGGCGAATGTGCTGACTACGCGCGACATTGCCAGAATGACGAACTTATCAGTACGAAAGGTGCGAGGTGGCATCGCAGAACTTCGGCTTAATTACTCAGTGCCTATCGTGGCCAGTCGATCCCTCCCACGCGGATATTATTTCGCGGAGAATGATGATGAGTACACAGCGTGGGTCTTGCAATACAAAAAGCAGATCAAGACTGAGCAGAAGCTACTGAACAGCTTGAAATCTACGAGCTGGGATAGTTACAAGAAATTAAAGGAGCGCGAGAATGTTTCCATTTGATTATGACCGCGACTATCTACAGCCGGAAATTGAGGAAGAACGCAGAGATCCAGACGATTGGTATTGTGTGAATGGTCGCTGGGTCCACTACGAAGAAGATTGAAAAAGGAGAAAAGAAAAATGAGTAGAAACAATTTTGACTTAATGGCACCAAAGGACGCTTTTAACAGTCCTGTAGTTTTGGAGAAACTGAAATCGGTAGTGAATGGCCGTGAAACGCAGTTTGTTACCAGCCTGTTATCAATCGTAAACAACAACAGTCATCTTGCCAAGGCCTCAAATACAAGCGTATTAAATGCAGCAATGAAGGCAGCAACACTTGACTTACCTATTGACCCTAACCTTGGATTTGCTTACATCGTGCCGTATGGTTCAGAGGCACAATTTCAATTGGGCTATAAAGGTTTGATCCAGCTTGCACAGCGTAGCGGACAAATTGTAAAACTCAATGCTGGGGAAATTTACGCAAGCCAGTTCAAAGGTTACAATCCACTTACTGAAGACTTGGAAGTAGATATGCAGGCTTTGCCAAAGGCTAACGAGGAAGTGGCAGGTTACTTTGCATTCATGCGACTTTCTAATGGTTTTGAAAAAACCTTATTTTGGACAAAAGATCGCGTTCTTGCACATGGTAAGAAGTACAGCCGTTCTTTTAGCGGGAAATCTAGCCCGTGGCAGACTGATTTTGACGCAATGGCACGGAAGACAGTATTGAAGCAGTTACTTTCAACTTATGCTCCTTTGTCAATCGAAATGCAACAGGCCATTATTGATGATAATGTAGACAGCAATGTCCAAAATGGAGCGAAAGACGTGACCCCGCCAGAAGCCACAGAATCACTTGAGAGCTTTTTAGAAGGAGCACCAGCAGATAATACTACCGAACCAGAAAAGGAGCGTACAGAGCAAACAGGAGCGTCTGAGAATGGTTCTGAGATTGAAGATGGCGTTTATGAAGAGCTTGGACTATTCGAGAGTGGCACAATCACACCTAAGGAGCAATGATGAAAGAGTTAACTCAAGAAAATTATTATCAAGACAAAGAGTACCTATCGTACTCGCGAATGAAACAATTCTTAAAATGTCCAGCACGCGCCCTCGCTGTAGAGGGTGGCGCTTGGATTGAGTCGCGAGATGAAACACCCTTACTTTTAGGAAATTATGTACACAGCTACTTTGAAAGCCAAGAAGCACACGAAGCGTTTCTAAAAGAAAATGGTGACAAGCTGATTTCAAAGGCCGGTAAAACCAAGGGGCAACTAAAGAAAGATTTTTTAATTGGTGATTCTATGATTGCATCACTGAAAGATGATCCTTCTTTCAATCGGCTGTATCACGGTAGCTCAACCGAAAACGTTGAAAAAGAAATGATCGTGTATGGTGAAATCGAGGGGGTGCCGTTTAAAGGTAAGTTGGACAGCGTGAATTTGACACAGGGGTATTTTGCAGACCTAAAGACAATGAAGTCTATCTACGATATGGAATGGAACGCAGAGCTTCGTCGCAAAGTACCAACGGCAGTCAATAACATTTTAGGTTTTGGGTATCACTCACAACTTGCAATCTATCGGGATTTACTGAAACAAATGACGGGCGATGAGTTTCGGCCTATCATCGTAGCAGTCAGCAAGGAAGAAGTGCCAGACAAAGAAGTTATTCGGATTGATGAAGAATGGCTTGAGGAAGGTCTGGAAGAAGTGAAAGAAACCATTAAGGAAGTCTGGGATGTTATCCAGCGAAAGGTAGAGCCTATAGCTTGCGGTCATTGCGATTATTGCCGTAGCCAAAAGAAATTAAACAGTATCGTCACTTTAAATAATTTGATTGGAGATTAGTTTTAATGATTAACAATGTAGTATTAGTGGGCCGTCTGGTACGAGATCCAGAGCTACGATACACCCCAAGCAATCAAGCAGTAGCAACTTTTAGCTTGGCAGTCAATCGCAATTTCAAAGGCCAAAATGGAGAGCGTGAAGCAGATTTCATCAATTGTGTGATCTGGCGACAGCAAGCAGAAAATCTCGCAAACTGGGCCAAGAAAGGGGCTTTGATTGGGATTACCGGTCGCATTCAAACACGTAATTACGAAAACCAGCAAGGTCAACGTGTTTATGTCACTGAAGTCGTAGCAGAAACCTTCCAGCTTTTGGAAAGTCGGAAAGACCGTGAAGCTGGGCACTCACAAGGATACAGCCAGCCAGACTTTGGACGGCACGAACCAATGAATGCAAACCCGATGGATATCTCAGATGATGATTTGCCATTTTAAAAATGTAAAACAAGGAGAAATAACATGAAACAACAAAAAGAATTCTACGCAATCGCAAAAGATAACAACAACAATTTTTTGGCTGAATACAAAAACAATGACAGATCATTAACATTTACCGCTAAAACAACCGATGATATTCGCTTTGCTTTGATTTTCCAAAAAGGAGATGAGAAAACTAACGAATCTATGGGAAATCTAGCCAAAGCAGTAGGTGGTCGCCTGGTTAAAATTAAAGCCGAGTATGAGATCACCGAGGAAGATGGTTCGGAGTTAAAAGTGCCGGAAGTAGATGATGAAGAAGATGAAATTAAAAGCTTTTTGAGTCATTTATTAAAACGTGACTTGGAGTAACGAATGAAAGAATTGACGTTATCACTTGACGCTTCCACTAGTGCGACAGGCTGGGCTGTATATGACGGCCCGGACCTGTTAGACAGTGGGGTTGTCAAACCTAAAGGTACATTTTTAGAACGGGCTTTACAAATGGCGAATAAGCTGAAAGCCATTCAGTCACGGCTGATTTTAAAGTATAACAAGCCTTTTAAAGAGATTGTGATTGAGCAAAACAACGTCGGAGGAAGCAACCAACAGACGATGGTTAAGATCGGAATTGCAACGGGAATTATCCTTTCCCGGCTTATCGCAGATCGTGTTTACTTTGTCAACGTTCGGACCTGGAGAAAGCACTTCTCTATTAAAGGAAAAGGCCGGCAAATCTTGAAACAGCAAGCAATCGACATCGTGGCAGATAAATTTAAAAAGAATGTTAAGGACGATGAAGCAGACGCGATCTTGATCGGGCTATATTTTGAAGAAATGTACAGTTTTAGGGACGGCCTAGAAAATCATCGTTTAGGTATTTAAGATGGAAAAGGAAAACTTACTACGATCAAAGCGTATCTATGAGAAACGGCTGAGCGAGGAACTACAGCTTAAAACAATCAGCAATACGCGAGGACACCACTACAGCGCGAACTATCGCGAATGGCTACACAAGTAAATTAAAGCCATAGACAAGAAATTAAAAGAAATCGAGGGGGATATGATAGATGGATATTGATAAAATCGAGGAACTAACCGAGCTTACCAGACAGTGGTTTATTGATCGGGATATCACGAAGGGAGATATCTTTAAACAAACGCTCAAACTTTTCGAAGAATTAGGCGAGCTATGCGCAGGATATGCCAAGCAGAAAGAACAACTCACGAAGGACAGCATCGGTGATTGTGCAGTAGTTGTCGTAGGGCTTGCGATGATGATTGAACTTGATCCGGTTGAGATCATGATTAAGGCAGTAGAAGCTAGAAAAGGCGATATCAAAGAATGCTTTGAGTTGATGATTGACAATGCCAGCGAATTTCAGTTCTCGCGTAAGTTAGAAGTTAAAATAAACGCTAAGTTTAACCTTTTGAGAATTGTGGGCTATTTAAAAGCTATCGCGCATAAATTGGGTTATGACTTCGCAGATTGCTTTGAACTAGCTTATAACGAGATCAAGGACCGAAAAGGTCGCTGGGTCGAGGGTAGCTTTGTAAAAGAGGAGGATTTACCAGATGAATAAACAAGAGTTGATTGAAAAATATAAAAGCGCTTTGAATAAAGTCCATAAAGTCTATGGAGATTACTACAAAACGGAGGCTTATGAGGAAGTTTTGAAAGATCTGAAACAACTAGACGAACCACAGAAAGTCACAGTACCGCAGTTTGTAGCGGATTGGATTGAGTATTGCAAAAATACAAATGTAACCTTGACCCGCGCTTTAATGATAAAAGAAGTGGATTTTTACAATTATGCAAACCAAGAAGATCATTTTCGACTAGTAGATTTTTTAGAGTCTGAAATTAATCAAGAAAAATTTGCCCGTGCTTGGCTGGACGGCTACGAGGTCGAGAAAGAGAAGCGGTATATTGTTAAAGTAAAAGGGGCAGAAGAAGGCTACAACTACCTAAATTGTCGTATAAGTTTGAATGAATATTTTTTTAGTTGAGAAAGTGAACCGTTAGATTTTCGCGTAAAACACACTCGGGAAATGCTTGAAAAAGCTGGCTTTGGCTGGGTGTTTGATTGCGAGGGCATTGAGATTGAGGAGGTGGAGTAAATGGAAGAAGTTAAAATACTTGACGCATGTTGTGGAAGTCGTATGTTTTGGTTTGATAAAAATGAGAGTCATACAACTTTTATGGACATCAGAGAAGAAAAGTTTGAAATCCATGGTAAAAAAGTTAACGTAGATCCTGACGTTATCGGCGATTTCCGTGATATGCCATTTGAAGATAATGCTTTTAATTTGGTTGTTTTTGATCCACCTCATTTGAAATGGGCTGGGCCTAATTCGATTATGAAAGCACAATATGGTCAGTTAGATAAAATTACCTGGTCGGAAGATTTGGCAAAGGGCTTTGAAGAATGTATGAGGGTTCTGAAAGTTGGAGGTACACTCGTTTTTAAATGGTCTGATTGTCAAATAAATGTGAAGGAAATCTTAAAAGTTATCCCGTTTAAACCATTGTTTGGACAGCAACGTGGGACGACTCATTGGATGACGTTTGTGAAATTTGAGGAGGTGGAATAGATGACAGAGATTAGGTTACAAAATCCATACGTAGACGAAACTATCAAAGTGAGAGAAAGTTTTGGACAAATTGCTAAAATGCTAGAATGGCTTAAGCAAGGCAATATAGATTATCTCCAACTAATTCAAATCGAACCAGAAGAAAGAATGATTACTATCAATCCTAAACATTTCGCCAAAATTGAATTTAAAACTGAAGAGGTGGAAGAATGACAGTAGAACAATTTCTTCAATCGTTATCCTACCTTATGTGGACGTCGTATTGGTCGGTGATTTTTTATAAGTTTTTTAGAAAAGATAAAGATTGAGAGGTAACAGAATGAGACCAAACAGATACCCATATACTAAGAGTCAGTTGATTTTCAAAGAATTAAAAAGTAGCAACGGGAATGTTGTTTTTGACGGGCGCACGTTTGAATTTAAAACGGGACATAGCGAAGCTCTCAACGTATACAGTGGACGAATGAACGCACAGAAAATAAAAGGGGGATGGGAAGAATGAGCGATAATGTGTTTATATATGCGTTCACGAGATATGGCTGGGTTGAAGAATGTATAGATATTGACGAAGTAGCTTGTGTGGATTTTGAAAAAGGCCAGATATGGCTTAAAGCGCATGACGCACGGATTCCACGTATGATTCAGACTACTTCAGTAGACTTGTATAACGTCAAAAAGGCTTTATTAAGAAATCTGAGGTGATTGAATAATGGACTTATTAACACTTATATTCGGGTTCCTATCTCTTGCGTGGTTGGGGGGTCTCGCGGTGATCGGCTGGTTTATGTGGAAAGAGGGACGGGAAGATGATGAATAATGATAAGCTGATACGTGCGAATTTTGCATTTATTCTGTTTGTCTTAATTGCCGTATGCGTCAACCTTAACGGACGGGTCCGGGTGCTCGAAACAAGCAATAGCGAGCTACAACAGACAATCAGAACACAAAAGGACGAACTCGAGAAGATCGAAGAAAAAAACACAATGCAAGACGTGATAATCAATAAATTAAACAACGATTATAATTCGCGTATGGCTCAAGAATTGCAGGAAGTAGCAGATGAGAACGGAGTTGGAGGGTAATCTGACACCAGAAGAATTGTGTCAGATGATTATGGATAATATCATGAGAAGTGCTGAGCTAATCACGATGAAATCAGGGGAAGATGATGGAATTGAAAAAAGAATTTTTCCAGGAAGCAGACAAGGCGATAGCTGAGTTTGAATCTGTTTACGAGTTTTTCAAAACCGCGAAAAGTCATAATGCTTACCAGGACGGAGCGCGTTATGAAAAATACAAGAAACAAAACAGAATGCCTTCGTCTGCAATTATCGCGAGATTTGTTGGATTCGTTGAAACTGATCTGCTTTACGAATGTATGAAAGAGTCACTTGATAAAGTAGGCCCAGGACGGTCTAGCGAGGACCTGGTTGAACGATTTTATCAAGAGAATCATAACCTATCAACGGAATGAAGAACGCAAGCGAGAGCGCCGTTTAAGACGTAAATTGGAAGCGCTGGACTTAATATCTAAAATGGAAGGGTGGGATTGAATGCTTTTCGGAGAAGTGCTAAAAAACAAAACAAAGGAGAACGCAGATAATACCCTCAAGAACTACCGCGTACTATTGAGAATAGCAGGGGAAGAGTACAGCCCTAAAGTCACGGCCACTTATTCGCTAGAACCAAAGAACGCACCGAGTTCCCCCAGTCGTCAAATTGAACAAATGGTTATAAGACGGGTAAGCGCCCAGCAAGAGCTGGAATTGATGGCATCAGCTATTAACAGGCTTTCTGATCTCAATCTATCGCAGATTTTGATTGAGCGATATTGCCGGGTGAGATTTAGACAAGACAAGGTTATCTATCCAAGCCTCGGATATTCGGAAAGTGAATACTATAGATTACTGGACCGGGCATTATTAGAGTTCGCAGAAGCCTATAAGGCGGGGGAATTGCTGGAATACAGATTTCTGGGAGATAATTGAAAGAAACTTGACAGTAAAAGCGCTGTATTGAGTGGTATTATAGTATTATCCAATGAAGTAGGAAGGACCTGCGCCATTTGGTTGTCTCCTTATAGTAGGTTGCTGGGTAACTCAACGGTGGAGTGGCGGACTATTAACTGTAAATGCGGGTTCGATTCCCGTCCCGGCTATAGAGATAGGCTAACTCCCAAAGCCTATCTTTTTTATTTTGTCCGAAAGGAGTGTCCAGTGATTGGGTAGATTAACATTAAAACAAGAAATGTTTGTCCAAGGGCTAATCGCTGGATTGTCCCAAAGGCAAGCATACAAGCAAGCATACAAGACAGATAATATGCTAGAGAGTTCTATTGATAGCAAGGCCTCAACTTTGTTTAAAGAGGTAAAGATTCGGGAAAGGTACAGGGAATTGCTTAAAGAGTTCTCTAATATGTCCTTATGGTCGAGAGAGTGCGCTTTTAGTGAGTACGAATGGTTGAAGAACAAGGCTAGAGCGAGCATCGAAAATGACGGTGTAAGGCAAGCTAACTCGAATGCTTTCCTTTCTGCTATCGAGGGAATGAATAGCATGGCGTTTCATGATTTGGAACTGGAAGACAAGAAGATGTTACTTGAAATTGAGAAGTTAAAGACACAAACGGAGCAGGGAATTGGTTCAGACATGAACATAACAATTATAGATGCGTGGTCTAAAGATGGAAGTTAGGATCCAAGACAATGTTAACCCGCATTTCAAAGAGGTCTGGACTACCAGCAAGCCTTATAATGTTTTAAAAGGTGGTCGTAATTCCTTTAAGTCCTCAGTGATAGCTTTACTACTAGTCTTTATGATTGTCCCGTTTTTGATTGCCGGCAAAAAAGCGAATGTGGTCGTTATTCGTAAGGTCGGGAACACTATTCGAGATAGTGTATTTCTTAAAATACAATGGGCTTTAAACAAGTTCGGGTTATCCGGACGGTTCAAGGCTACTGTATCGCCTTTTAAAATACAAGATACGATCACAGGATCGTGTTTCTATTTCTACGGTCAAGATGATTTCCAAAAGCTAAAATCAAATGACATCGGGAATATTATAGCGGTCTGGTATGAAGAAGCTGCAGAGTTTAGCAGTGAGGAAGACTTTGACCAGTCGAATGTAACCTTTATGCGACAGAAGCACCCAGACGTTGCTTTTGTTAAATTCTTCTGGTCTTACAATCCGCCCCGCAATCCTTACAACTGGATCAATGAATGGACGGATAGGCTGGCAGATAACGACAACTATCTGGTGCATTCGTCGTCTTATCTAAATGATGAGCTTGGCTTTGTTACTGAGCAAATGCTAGAAGACATCAGACGGATAAAAGAGAATGACTACGACTACTACAGGTATATCTATCTGGGGGAGCCGGTCGGAATTGGTACGAACGTGTATAACATGGATCTGTTTAAACGCGTTGATAAGATCCCAGATGGTGAGCGTGTCATAGGTCAGTTATTCGCAGCGGATACCGGGCACCAGCAATCAGCAACTACCTGCTTACATGCGGTTGTTACTAACAGGTCTAATCTCTATCTTGTGGATAACTACTACTACAGCCCTGCTGGTAAAGTTAAGAAGAAAGCTCCGAGCGTATTGTCTAAAGAGCTACATGACTTTGTTATCAAGCAGACGCAGAAATATCCGAATGTATCAGTCATTGAAATGACGATAGATAGTGCGGAGGGAGCATTGAGAAACCAGTATTTAGAAGACTTTGGTATTCGCTGGCACCCGGTAGCGAAGAAGAAGAAGATCATAATGACAGAATACGTCCAGTCGCTACTTGCGAATGGCCGTTTTTATTATTTCCCAACTGAGAACAACCTCAAGTATTTTATTGAGGAGCATAAACGATATCAATGGGACGAAAAAACTGTTAAAGACGACGACCCGAAAGTTATTAAAGAGGACGATCACACTTGCGACGCCTTTCAGTATATGGTCGTTGATAATGCACAACTACTACGATTAAAAGCCTAGAGAAAGGTTTGAAATGAGTATCTTACAATCAATAAGAAATATTTTTAAGAGGGGTAAATATGTAATGACAAGCCAATCACTAGGCAATATCACAGAACATCCTAAAATCGCAATTAATAAGGACGAATACGATCGTATTCAAAAAAACTTGAAATACTATCAAAGTAAGTGGGACCCTATCCGGTATCGAAATTCTAACCGAGTTGATAAACAACGGACTAGAAATCACTTGCCTATCGCACGTACAGCTTGCAAGAAGATTGCTAGCCTGGTATTCAATGAGCAGGCAGAGATAAGCGTTGCGAACGGAACAACAAACGAGTTCATTCAAACGGTTTTACTGAATGACCGGTTTGACAAGAACTTTGAGCGTTACCTTGAGAGCTGTTTGGCCTTGGGTGGTCTTGCTATGCGTCCATACGTTGACGACGACAAGATCAAGATTTCATTCGTCCAAGCCCCTGTGTTTTATCCGTTGCAGTCTAACACGCAGGACGTATCGTCTGCAGCGATTATCAATAAGAGCCAAAAGACAGTAGGCAAAGAAACAATCTACTATACTTTGGTTGAGTTGCACGAATGGACCAAGGATAAGAAATACACAATCACTAATGAGCTGTATCGCTCGAGCGAAAAGGAACGCGTTGGTGACCGTGTACCGTTATCTGAGATCTATGAGGACCTTGAGGAAGAAGTAACGCTTGACGGGCTTACACGGCCGTTGTTTACTTACCTAAAACCCCCTGGAATGAACAACAAAGATATTAACAGCCCACTTGGTCTGTCTATCTTTGATAATGCCAAAAGCACTATTGATTTTATCAATACCACTTATGATGAGTTTAAGTGGGAAGTGCGTATGGGTCAACGTCGCGTGTTAGTGCCAGACCAAACTGTCCGGATTGGGTTTGACCATCAAGGAGAAACTGATCTTGTCACGCGTGAATTTGATCCAGAACAGAACGTATACGAGCAAATTGACGGTGGCAAAGATACAGCTATCAATATCACAGACCTTACTACTCCTATTAGATCAGACGACTATATCAAGGCAATCAACGAGGGCCTTGCGTTGTTTGAGATGCAGGTTGGAGTATCGCCTGGTATGTTTACGTTTGATGGAAAGAGTATGAAGACCGCGACCGAAGTTGTATCTGAGAACTCTGACACGTACCAACTAAGAAATAGCATCGTGAGCCTTGTGGATCAATCTATCAAAGAGCTTGTGATCTCTATTTGTGAAATTGGGAAGCTATACGGCTTGTATAGCGGGCCTATTCCAGAGATGGACGATATCACGGTGAACCTCGATGATGGTGTCTTTGTTGATAAGAATAACGAGCTGGACTACTACGCGAAAGCCTTGTTAAGTGGCCTTGTCAGCAAGCAATACGCTATATCTAAGGCGCTGGGCTTGTCAGACAAAGAAGCTGAACAAATGCTTGCGGACATCAAGAAAGAAACGGCTGAGAGCATGGAGCTAGAACGTAGCAAGAGTGAAGTTGATATTTATGGAGAATGAGTGAATGGCGCGTAACAAGTACCCGGTATTGTTTAACGATGAGCAGTTAGAGTTGCGCGCATCACAAGTTGGTGATATCTATCATCAAATGGCGCGTGACCTATTCGATGAGGTGATTGATAGACTGTTAGAACGTGGGGCTGAGTCTTTGGCTGATAACCCGTATATCTGGCAGTTAGAGCGTATGAGCCAGATGCACATGCTAAATGAGCAGAACCTGGACACAATCGCCCACTACTCTAAAATAGGCCGTGAACAGCTCCGTAGGGTCATTGAAGATGAAGGCTTTAAAATCTATCGGACTACTAAAGAACAGCTCTTAGACGACATCGGAGACGGTGATTTTGACGATTCTAAACACGCGCAGAAACTACTCGCTGGGTATTTCGAGCAGTCACACGGTGATATTAGTAACTTGATTAATACCACACTTCCAGGCATCGTTACAGATGTGTACCGTCAAATGGTCCAGGAAGTGGTAGCCCGTCAAGTGGTCGGTCTAGTCACACATGATAAGGCTGTATCTCAAACCGTCATGAAATGGCAAGAGATAGGCTTTAAGGGCTTTATTGATCGCGGTGGGCATTATTGGAAAGTGGACAACTACGCTAGAACTGTTATTAAAACTACAGTCATGCGTAGCTACCGGGAGATGCGGACCATGCCAGCGGACGAGCTGGGTATTGATACCTTTTATTATTCCAAAAAAGCAACAGCCCGCGAGGCTTGCGCACCTCTACAGCACCATATTGTGACTTATGGACCAGCGAGGGAAGAACACGGCATCAGTATTCTATCGCTTGCGGAGCATGGCTACGGCACTCCTGGAGGTTGTTTGGGTATCAACTGCGGACACATGCTGACCCCGTTTGTACCAGGTATAAACGAACTCCCAGAACTTGGCCCAGACGTTAAGAATATAACGCAGGAAGAAGCTATAAGAAATGCTAATGCTCAGTCTAAACAAAGGGCATACGAGCGAGCTATTCGTAAATCAAAGGAAAAGTTACACGTAGCCGAGAAGCTGGGCGACCAAGAACTTATCAGCAAGTTTAAAACTAAAATCAGAGACCAGCAGGCAACTCTACGAGATTATATTGCGGACAAGCCTTTCTTGCATCGTGATTATGCGAGGGAAAGGTATTTTAAACCAAAGGAGGAAACCGAGAATGAATGACAAATTCAGGCGCTCATTGGAAAGAGTCGTATTTAAAAACAAAAAAACTCTTTTAGATTATCATCGCAACATTGATCGTGCAGCGTTTGATGGCTTTAAATTAGGTTTTAAAATAGCAAATGAAAGGATGTTAAAAGATGGAAGATTGGAAAGAACGTTTCAAGATTGAATACTACGAATTGCGAGAACGATTTAGCAAATTAGAATACATGGTCAGCAAATACGAGAAAGGGACGCTTGAGTTCAAGCCAAACTGTCCTATCGACTTACTGGAAGCACAACTTTCTACAATGCATAACTACTTGTGGATTTTGCAAGAACGCGCAAAACTCGAAGGTATTCAGTTATAAAGAATGAACCGCAGATCATGCGGTTTTTATTTTGCGCCCTTTCTGGATGGATAGGTGATTTCCTCCTTTTTTTCTTACCTATTCGCGGGATCGTTACCCGCTGGGCGCTTTCGTTGTCGGACGTAAACCGGCGAATTCGTCTCCTGGACGTAAAACAGAAAGGAGTTTTAAACATGAGTTTAAAACGTGAGATGTTAGTTGATGCAGGTATCGAAGACAAGGAAACTATTGAGCGCATTATGGCAGCGTACGGGTCAGCAATCAAAGAAGCCAAGTCAGAAGTACAAGCAGAAAACGACAGCTTAAAAACACAACTTGAACAACGGGACCAAGCTATCAAAGACTTACAAGCTAAAGAGGGAGCTAGTGAAGAAGCCAAGAAACAACTGGAAGATTTACAAGCCCAATTTGAAAGCTACAAGACAGATAGTGAAGCGAATCTTGCTCAAGTTAAGAAAACCAACGCGGTTGCTTTAGCTTTGAAAGACGTGGGAGCGCATAACTCCGAGGACTTAATGAAGTTTATTGATCTTGACAAGATCGAGCTTGCAGAAGACGGCAAGCCAAAACTAGAAGAAACTATCAACGGTCTAAAGGAATCAAGCCCTTACCTTTTTATCCAAAAGGAAGAACCACAGGAACCACAGCCAAAGTTCGCGCTTGGTGGCAATCCGTCCGCTGGTGGTGATAGCGACCTCAGCCCGGAAGATAAAGCTCTATTTGCTGGCTTTGACAGCATTTAAAAAATAAAAGAAAGTAGGATAAGCCTATATGACTATTAACTATGCAGCAAAATTTGATGCTAAAGTAGATGAGCGCTTTACCAAAGAAGCCCTCTCAACTGGTATCGTCAACTCTGACTACGACTTTACCGGTGTAGATACCGTTAAGGTATACTCAATTCCAACAACAGCGATGAACGACTACGCGCTTACTGGTAACACCCGTTACGGTACAGCGGCAGAATTGGAAAACAATGTGCAAACATTGACACTTACAAAAGACCGTTCATTCACTTTCACAATCGATAAACGCTCTGTACAAGATACAAACGGCGCAATGGAAGCAGGCAAAGCCCTTGCTCGCCAACTTTCAGAAGTGATTATCCCAGAAGTTGACACTTACCGCTTCGGCAAAGTCGTTGCTGGTGCTGACACAGCCAACGTTAAAACTGGCGCAGTTACTAAAAACAACGCGTATGAAGCAGTGCTTGACGGTCAAGTTAAATTGACTGATGCGCTTGTACCGGAAGAAGGACGCAAACTACACGTATCTCCAGAGTTTTACAAACTTATTAAACTTGATCCATCATTCGTGAAGAACTCTGACCTCGGTCAAGAAGTAGCGTTCAAAGGTCAAGTGGGAGCTATCGACGGCTTGCCTGTTATCTTGACACCTACATCTCGCTTACCTGAAAACGTAGCGTTTGTTATCGCACACCCAATCGCAACTACTTCCCCTGTTAAGTTGGAAGACTACAAGATTCACGATAACCCACCAGGAATCAACGGCTACCTTGTAGAAGGTCGTATCCGTTACGATGCATTCGTTTTGGACAGCAAGAAGAAAGCGATCTATGTTCATAAAACTGCGTAAGGAGTAAGGAATGGCAGAAGAAACAAAAACAACTAAAACAGAAGCGGTAACTGAACAGGCTGTGACAGTTTTGGTAAAGGACGATGTAACCTTTACCATCACTGATCCCAATCTAGTATCTGCTTTTCTGACTAGTGGGTACGAGATCAAGGAGTAACGAATGGCAAAATATAAAGCTACTTGTAACTTTTTGATCGAATCAACAGACCAAAACTTTGACGAGGGCACGGTCTACGAGTTAACGACTGCAGAAGCAGAAGAAATCAACCAAAAAACAAACCTCGCGTTTGGTGAGGAATGGTTGGAGCTTGTTTCTGACAGCGAACCCGTGGCCCAAAAGGTGGCCTCTGAATAGGGGGTATCATGGCATACTTAACGCATGAGGAATATCGTGAGTTAGGTTTTGACAGTACAAGCGAGTTTGAAGCGTTACTTAAACGGGCCGAGCTTGCTATTGATCTCTTTATCCGTCATTATTATGACTTCCATGATTTTGATAATGACCATAAGGCACGCAAAAAGGCAGTTAAACTTGCCGTTGCTTACCAGATTCAATACCTGGACAGCACGGGCATTTTAACCGCTGAGGATAAACAGACAATCGCAAGCACTACGCTAGGCCGTACAACGGTGGCATACAGCTCAAATAACAGCTCTAGAGCGTCTGAAACTGCATCGGGGTATAATCTATCACTTGATGCTTTCAACGCTCTTAAATCGGCTGGATTCTTGTATAGCGGGGTGGATTATGGTCGCTATTGATAAACGGACACTAGTTGACTCAGTAACGATCTCAAAACCTACGGGTAAAAAAGACGGGTGGGGGAAAGAAGAATTCTCCTACCC